TTGAAAAAATTTTAAAAGAAAAAGTTAAAGAACCCAAAGAGAAATATATGATGGGACAAATGTGGCAATGGGCAGACCCAATTAAGGGTCATAGATATATTATGGGAATTGATGTAAGTCGTGGTGATAGTGAAGATTTTTCCTCTATTAATATAATTGATTTCGATGAAAGAGAACAAGTTCTTGAATATATTGGTAAAATACCACCAGATGACCTAGCAGAAATAGCATATCGATGGGGAATTATTTATGAATGTTTTATTGTTGTTGATATTACAGGTGGCATGGGAATTGCAACATCAAGAAAACTGCAAGAAATGAATTATAAAAATATGTTTATTGATGGAATTAATACACAAAATGTATGGGAATATGATCAAAAAATGATGGAAAAAATTCCTGGTATTAATTTTAATAATAAAAGAACTCAAATTGTTGCGGCATTTGAAGAACAATTACGACATGGATTTACTGTAAAATCAGTAAGATTGGCAAATGAAATGAATACATTTGTTTTTATTAATGGTAGACCAGATCATATGAAAGGAACACATGATGATTCTATTATGAGTATTGCTATTGCAATGTATGCTGGTGATATATGTTTTACTCAGTTAATACGAAATGAATTACAAAATAAAGCAATGATTGAATCTTGGTTATTATCCGAAAGAACATATGATCCAAATAAATCAGCATATTCTTATGGTAAAGCATTTGACCCATTTGGAGTTGTGGATGCGAGCACCGGAAAACCAATACCTAACCCATTATTCGAAAACAACACAATGACAGCCCGAAAAGAAATGTATCAAGAATTTTCTTGGCTATTTGGAAAGAAAAAATAAGCTTTCAATTTATAAAAAAAATCTTTATATTATAATCAATATTTATATATATGGCAAAACAAGGATTAACAATTTTTCAGAAACTAACTAAAACATTTGGTTTTGCGGGTCAACTAAGAACCCCGCCTCAATTTGAATTTAAAAAAGAAGAGATATTAAAAACCGATAGCCAGGAAGAATTTGAAAAAGCTCGTTTACAAGCGCAACAAACACAATATATCGCAGACAAATGGTCAAAACTTGACATGTCTCTTTATAATCAGTCTGTTTATTATGAACCTAACAGATTATCAGCGTATTATGATTTCGAAAGTATGGAATTTACGCCAGAAATCTCTGCGGCGCTAGACATATATGCTGAAGAATCAACAACCAAATCAGAAAAAGGACAGATATTAACAATAAATTCAGATTCAAAAAGAATTAAACATATCTTAGATGATCTTTTTTATAATGTATTAGATATTAACACTAATCTAACAATGTGGGCTAGAGGAATGTGTAAATATGGTGATGATTTTGTTTATTTAAAAATTGATACAGAAAGAGGAGTAATTGGTTGTCAACAATTACCAAACATAGAAGTTGAAAGACTAGAAGGAGCAAGACAATCTGTTCCAAATCAAAGTGATAAAGTCGGAAGTAGATTTCCAACCAGAGAACTTAGATTTACTTGGAAAAACAAAGATATGGAATTCCAGGCGTGGGAAATTGCTCACTTTAGAATTCTAGGTGATGATAGAAAACTTCCTTATGGCACGTCAATGTTGGATAAAATCAGGCGTATTTGGAAGCAATTACTTTTAGCCGAAGACGCTATGTTAATTTATAGAACATCTAGAGCTCCCGAAAGAAGAGTATTTAAAATTTTTGTTGGAAATATGGATGATAAAGATATTGAAGCATATGTACAAAGAATAGCAAATAAATTTAAAAGAGATCAAGTTGTTGATCAAAAGAATGGTAATGTTGATATGAGATATAATCAAATGGCGGTTGATCAAGACTATTTTATTCCAGTTCGAGATCCGAATCAACCTAGTCCAATTGATACATTACCTGGCGCTCAAAACTTAGGCGAGATTGCTGATATCGAATATATTCAGAAAAAAATGTTAGCGGCGCTTCGTATTCCAAAAGCCTTTTTGGGATTTGAAGATGTTATTGGTAATGGTAAAGGTTTAGCATTATTGGATATTCGATTCGCGAGAACCATTAATAGAATTCAAATGTCATTAATTCAAGAATTAAATAAAATTGCATTGATTCATTTATTTCTTTTAGGTTTAGATGATGAATTAAATAATTTTACTTTATCCTTAACGAATCCATCTGGTCAATCAGATTTATTAAGAATTGAACAATGGAAAGAAAAAATTACAATGTATAAGGATGCAACATCTGACCAATCTCAAATGGGTATTCTTCCTGTTTCTCATACATGGGCAAAAAAGAATATTCTTGGTATGAGTGATAATGAAGTTATTCTTGATTTACAGCAGCAAAGATTAGAAAGAGCAATGGGATTTGAATTAATGAATACTCAAAACATTATTAGACGTTCAGGCGTGTTTGATGATGTTGATAAAAAATATGGTATTCCTGAAGAAGAAAGGAAAAAAATAGAGGTTTCTTTAGCTGCTGCTGGTGGTCAACAGCAGGAAGCAGGAGGCGCTCCTGGTGGTATGAGCGGCGGAGGAATGATAACACCCGCTGAGGGCGATGCAGGGGCTATAAGTGCGGGTCCTCCGGCGCCAACAGGAGCAGAATCTGCATCTCCTTTATCTGAAAGTAATTCAAAAAAGGAAAAAATATTATCTATGTTAAATGAAGATACTAAATTACCAGATTTATTTAATACAGAAAAAGCTCAAAAGAATATTTATGAAATAGAACAATCAATAAATGATATTTTAAATGAAAAAAAATGAATAAATTTGGAGTGTTAAAAACTAAAATTTTACAAAAATTAACCGAAGCGTATTCTAACGGTAATAAAAGTGAAATTAAAAAAATCTTAACGACAGTTACAAAAAATAAAGATTTTAGGGATATATATTTATTTTACGAAGAAATTGAAAATAAATATATTGAAGATAAAGAAGATGCTAAAATGTATCTTAATGAAATGCGTCACTTATTAATTGATAAATTATTTCTTACTGAAAAATTTAATAAATCATTGGATAAAAAGATTGGTGATGTAACTATTACTGAAAATGAACTATACTCAAATTTAGATACATTTATAGAAAAACATAAATTACGGAACGCCGATAAATGGTTTGATGCTCAAAAGAAACTTATTGATCATCTTACCACAAAAAAAGAAACCCCCGAATTAGTTGAAACAACTTATATTAAAAACGAAAATCTTTTACATAGCGTTTTAACAAATAATTTTAATGTACTTTATAGTAATACTCTAAATGAAGAACAGCAAGATGAACTGAAAAAAATACTTGAAATTACAAATGAAGAACTAAAAAACAATTTTAAAATACTAAAAACCGAAGTTATTGAAAAAATGCACAAAATACAAACAGAAGGGACAAATGATGAACTCAATAAAAAATTAAATGAAGCATTAACAGAAACGACAATAATGGATGTGTCGAAATTTAATTATTACAAGTTATTACAATTGAAAAACGGGATTTAGTCCCGTTTTTTTTTGGAATATAATTTTTTTTTCCTTATATTTTATTATTCACCATAAAATTGAAAATATGAGAAAAATTGATGAAAACTGAAAAATTTATAACTTTGGGTTATTATGGTAACGTAAAAATTGGATATGGAACTGTTGATTATAAGAAATTAAAAACAATTTATATAAAATTAAATTCATGGATGGAACCCGAAAATGATGAAGATGAATTTAATAGTATGTTATCAAAAGTTAAACGGCAAATAAAACTACGAATATATAATTTAAAATCTGATTTATTCAAAAAAGAATCAATTGTCGATCTGGATGTTCGAACTAAAGGAATAAAATTAGGAAAAAAATCTTTTTTAAATCTAGAAATCACATTATTTACACAAAAGCCATTTGATATTAAATCAAAAGAATTAAGATCTTTAGTTAGTATATTAACTGAGGATATCATTATTTTTGATTTATCCGATAAAATCTTATTTAATTTTCATAAAAATAAAAAATAACTTCTAATATCGATGTATTTATAGTAAAAACTATAGATGAAGATATTAGGCCCTCACGACATAGGTATTAAAGGTTATTTGATTGAGTATGATAGTGGATTCGTCTCTCCTGACGATGTAAAGAATAAAAAAATTATAATGGAAATGAAGGATATGGACTTTCAACAAGACCTAATCCTTTATGCCGTATTACAAAAATATGGTATTCCCAATAAAAATGGTAGGATATATCCCGAATCAGTTTTAAGAAGAGAAAACGAAAAATATCAAATCATAATGCAGAATGGCGGCGCTCTAAATGAACTTAATCATCCAACATCGTCACTTATAGACCTTGATAGAGTATCTCACTCAATTCTTAAAACGTGGTGGGAAGGTAATACTCTAGTCGGCCAAATAAAATTATTTACATCACCTGGATGGAAAAAGTCAGGTATTATAAGTTGCAAAGGAGACCAAGCATCTATGTTATTAATGAACGGAGCAACATTAGGCATTTCATCTCGTGGAGTTGGCTCATTAAAAAATGAAAAGGGACAGAATATCGTACAGGATGATTTTGAATTAGTTTGCTTTGACTTAGTATCGTCACCTTCTACGCCCGGAGCATATGTATTTAAAGACTTAGATGATAGAACAAAATATGAAGAAGTCATTCCTGAACAATCTTATGAGGAAAATAGAATCAAATCTCTTATGGGTAGATTGGATAATTTTATATCAAAATAATTTTTTTTTAGTATTTAAAGTACATAAAGATAAACTTTTAATAATTTCATAATATTTATAAAAACAAATAAAGAAACAAATGGCTCAAAAATCTATTTTAGAACAAGCATTACTTCAGGTTGAAAAACTTGAAGAAGCAGTAAAAGCAAACGCAAAGGGTATACTTGCTTCCACGATGAAACAAGAACTAAATGATTTGCTAAAAGAACAAGAGGATGATGATTATCCTGAAGAAGAAGAAAAAGATGTGACGGATGCTCCCGTAGATGACGAAAATTCTGATAATACTGAATTACCACCAGTAGACGATGAAACTTTAGAGGACGAACCAGAAACAGAAGAACCTGAAATTCCTACTGAAGATGAAGATTCTGAAGATGTTCTTGACATGACCGGAGCATCAGAAGAAGAAGTTTTGAAAGTTTTTAAGGCTATGAAACCTGAAGATGGTATTGTAGTTAAAAAAGAAGGTAATACCGTATCCTTTGAAGATGATGGGAACGAGTACATTATCAAACTTGATGATGAAACTGACGAAACTCAAGAACTTCCTAGTGATGAAGAAATTCCTGACGAAGAAGATGAATTTCCTGATGAATTGGATGAACAAACAGAACCTACTGATGATCAAGAAATCGTTTACGAAATTGAACTTGATGACGAAGACGATGAAAATCAAGAATTCCAGGCCAACGAAAGTGAAAATGCTCCATTTGAACAAAAACCTAAAAAAGGTACAGTAAAGAAAATGGAAACAAAAGAAAGTGTTAGTGTTCATAAGAGTCATACTCCAAAAGATGGACAACCTTTCGATAAATCATCACCACAAACTGGAGTAAAAAAATTACAAGCTAATGAAGAATCATTCGTTGGTGATACTAAAAGACCAGGAACAGCACCTAAAGGTACTGATAATCCTCAAACAAAAGAACCCGGTAGAGGCCAAGTAAAAACATCAGATGGTCGACCTGGAACTGCAGTTAAGGATATGGATACACCTAAAAAATATGATGATCTTGGTAAAGGAAATGCGACAACAAGTACAAGACCTACACCAGTAAAAGGAATGGGCAAACCTGTAACTAAAGAGCCTAAAGAACAGGAAGAATGCACAGAATGCGGTGACAAAGACATGAAGGAAGTAGAAGCTACTGAAGCTGTAAGAACCAAGTGGAATGCACATGGTGACAGAGCGGAAGAGCCAAGAACAGGTATTAAAGGTAAAAAAGTACACTATGCTGGTTCACAAACTACAGCTAAATCAGTTAATGAGGAAGTTCAAGTACTTAGAAAACAAAATGATGAATATAAGAAAGCTTTAATTCTTATTAAAGGTAAACTTAATGAAGTTGCCTTATTTAACGCAAGTTTAGCATATTCTACTCGTCTATTCACAGAACATTCAACAACAAAACAAGAGAAACTGAACATTTTAAAAAGATTTGATTCTGTTTCTACTATAAGCGAATCAAAAAATTTATATGCAACTATCAAAGATGAATTGGAAAATAAAAAACCAATCACAGAGACAGCCGCAGAAAAAATCGCATCAACACCATCATCATCTGCAACTGAGATGTTATCTGAATCAAAAGCATATGAAAATCCACAGTTTAAGAGAATGAAAGAATTGATGCAAAAAATAAAATAATAATAAAAAAAAATTAAAAACCAATATTAAAAATGGGAGCATTATTAGAATCAGGTATGGTTGGTAACATAGGTCTAAAACACCTTCGCGTTATCAAAGAAGATACCATCAAAAAATGGGATGAACTCGGTTTCCTAGAGGGACTAGATGGACATCAAAAAGATAACATTGCACAGTTGTATGAAAACCAGGCAAGTTATTTAATAAACGAAGCGGCTGTATCAGACTCATCAGGTTCATTTGAAACTGTTGTATTCCCGATCATTCGTCGTGTTTTCTCTAAACTTTTAGCCAATGACATCGTAAGTGTACAGGCTATGAACTTACCTATCGGTAAACTTTTCTTCTTCATTCCTAAAATTCAGGAAAGAAATTCTGGAAGTCATTATGCACCTTATGGATTCCCAAATACAACCAACGCACAAGCAGATGGATATCCTTCTACAGCAATTAACCTTTATGATCGTTTTTATGAAAATGATAACGGTAACGGTAATGCAGCTGACACCGGACTTTTTGATTATTCAAAAGGAAAATATATTGAATCGGGAGTAACCGGAACCTCAGTTGTTACATTTTTAAACGGAACTGTTGTTACTGGCGGACCTTCAGGTAGTACTGTTAGCGAAGTTGTTGTTGCTTTTACCGGATTTGCAAAAGACGGACAAGGTAAACTTATCGGTGCTTATGGTAACATAATGGATACTGAAGATTTCTTAGCATCAGCAACTATTACTTATGGAGCAATATCAAGAAATTTCCATATTGTTACACAGAAATACGGAAAAGGTATTGTTGAGTATGGTCAAAAATCTACCTCAGCATCATATCCAATAGGACAGTATCAAGACATTTGTGATGAAACAGGTACAATTTATATTGCAGTTGATTTGGATAGTTATTCTTCAACAGGCGGATTCACTGGAACTACAGTAGCATCTACTGGTTTAACAGCAAGTGCATTCACACTTACCTATAGAACTTATGACACTCTTGAATTCGAAGAAGAAATCGGAGAAGTATCATTTGACTTGTCAAGTGTTACCGTATCGGTTACTGAAAGGAAATTAAGAGCAGCATGGTCACCTGAACTTGCACAGGACGTTAGCGCATTCCACAATATCGATGCTGAAGCTGAGTTAACAGCTCTTCTTTCAGAACAAATCGCTGCTGAGGTTGACCGTGAAATCCTTCGTGACCTTAGAAAAGGCGCAGCATGGAAAGCAAGATGGGATTACAATGAATGGAGATATGGTAATGCCGGCGCTTCATTTGCAGGATACACACAGAAAGACTGGAACCAGACTTTAGTAACAAAGATCAACCAGCTTTCAGCACAGATACATAAAACAACCCTTAGAGGTGGAGCTAACTGGATCGTAGTTTCTTCAGAAGTTTCTGCAGTATTCGACGACCTTGAGTATTTCCATGTATCAAACGCAGCACCTGAACAAGATCAGTATAACATGGGTATCGAAAGAATTGGTACTCTTGGTGGTCGTTATCAGGTATATCGTGACCCATACTTCCCACCGAACAAGGTGTTACTTGGACACAAAGGTAAATCATTATTGGATGCTGGTTATGTATATGCACCGTATGTACCTCTACAGTTGACTCCAACCATGTATAATCCGTTTAACTTTACTCCTGTTAAAGGAATAATGACAAGGTACGCGAAAAAGATGGTAAACAACAGATATTTTGGCGTTATCGATGTTAAAGGTATACAGGTATTTGATATTAACACATTGAGATAGTAATATCTTGATAATGAATAACAAAAAGGGGGTGAATCACCCCCTTTTTTATTTTTAATCTTTATTTTTTAAGAAACTACTTAAAATAGGAATAAAATTAAATGGGTTGTATTTGTTGATATTTATGTGTATATTTGAAAACATAAATTAGATATTATGAGTAAAACAAATTTATCAAATGCCGATGTGATTAAAATTATTGAAATGTATAACACGGAAATAAAGAGTGTTCATAAGCTTGGGGAATATTTTAAAGTTGGTCACAAAAAAATTTCAAGCATTTTAAAATATAACGGAATTTTAATTAATAAAAGGGGTGGCCAAGAAAAAACGGGTAATAGTGATTTAATTGAAAAAAGCAAAATTAATCGTTATATATTGAATTCAAAAAATAAAAAACTGATAGCTATATGTAAGAAAACTCAAAAAAAATTTAGTGATGTAAATAATCTATCGGGACGCCTTACCGAACACATTATAAAAACATATGACAATCCTATTATACCATCAAACAATTATCAACGAAAAAAATTCGAAATAATTAACGGTAAAAAATGGTTTGAGGAATATTTTGATATTGTTGAGATTGAAATAGAAAATCTTAGGATATGTAATCTATGTGGATGGGAAACTAAAGATTATAATAATAAAACTGGGTGTTTTGAAAATCATCTTCAAAATGCTCATGATATGTCATTAGACGAATATCTTATACAATTTCCGGAGGATGTTTGTTATCATAAAAGCTTTATGAAAAATAATGAAACTAAACATCAATTTTTAGATGAAAAAAATTTTGTTGTTTGTAAACTTTGTGATCAAAAAATGAAAGTAATATCTAATACGCATTTAAAGCATAAACATAAAATAACAAGTAAAGAATATAAATTACTGTATCCTAACGAAAAACTATCTTCACAATCCACTTCTTTAATATTCAGTAAAAATACTTCTATAGCAAATATGAATGCGTCACCGTTATGGACATCACAAGGTGAAATAGAAATTAAAAATTTTATTGAAGAACTAGTATTTAAAACAGAAAAAAGTAAAAACAGAAATTTATTAAATGGTAAAGAAATTGATTTAATAATACCAAGTGTTAAATTGGGTATCGAATATAACGGGTTATATTATCATACTGAAAAAATGGGTAAAAAT